ACTACTATGGATGGTAAGATTTCTGGGATTACCACTACCGAGAGTATAACTACCGGTGGGACGACAGTTGGTGGAATAACTACCGGTGGAACTACTACTGGCGGTAAGACTACTGGTGGCATCACTGTTGGTGGGACAACTACTGGTGGCAAGACTACTACTATGACTGGAACTACTATGACTACTGCTGCTCGTCCTAGTGTACCAGTTGCTTTTAAACAGTATACTACCAAGACAGATACATTTGCGCAAGTAAAGGGAGCTGAAAAATGAGTTCAAATGCTAAATTATATGATAAAATATCAATACCTGCGGTTAGAGTTAATCAAGCAGTAACATCTAAGATATACAATGGATTCAGTACTGTAAATACCAATGCTGAAAATTTTAGTTTATATGATTATGAATTGATAAAGCAAGATTTATTAAATCATTTTTACACCAGGCAAGGTGAACGATTAATGAATCCATCATTTGGTACTATTATATGGGATTTATTATTTGAGCCAATGACTGAACAGACCAAGGCACTTATATTACAAAATGTCAATGATATTATAAATTATGACCCACGAATAACAGCATCTGATGTGGTAGTTACCGCATACGAGAGTGGGATACAGATAGAATGTTTGCTGACGTATAGTATTTACAATATGACACAGGCATTGCGATTGCAATTTGATCAAGCTAATGGGTTACTATTGCAATAATTAAACCTACTGATAGTTATATTGTGAACGATGATGTGGTCGTAGTTCAGACGCTAAATATAACTATTAGGATTAATTATGAGCGCAACAGACAGACAGAACAGACTCTTACTAACGGAAGATTGGACTAAAATATACCAATCATTTCGTACTGCTGATTTTCAAAGCTATGATTTTGAAAATTTACGCCGGGTGATGATTGATTATATTCGTCAAAATTATCCAGAGGATTTCAATGATTATATTGAAAGTTCTGAATATCTAGCATTAATTGATTTAATTGCTTTCATGGGGCAAAGTGTGGCATTTCGGGTTGATCTAAATGCCAGGGAAAACTTCTTAGAATTAGCTGAGCGCCGAGATAGTGTATTACGTTTAGCAAGATTGATTAGTTATAACGCAAAACGAAATACCCCAGCGCAAGGATTACTTAAATTTTCAACAGTTCAAACTACTCAAACGATCATTGATAGCAATGGTAGAAATTTAGCTGGTCAACATATATCCTGGAACGATCCTTCGAATCCAAATTGGCATGATCAATTTATAAAAGTGGTAAATGCTGCGTTCCCATCCAGTCAACAATTCGGTAATCCAATTGACAAAAATGTAATATCTGGTATTCCATCTGAACAGTACCGATTTTCGGGAGTTAATACAGATGTGCCAATTTATAGTTTTACTAAATCAGTTGCCGGTCGCAATATGAATTTTGAAATTACCAGTACTACATTTAGTAATCAAAATTATATATATGAAGAAGCACCTAAACTTGGTAATAAAATTGCATGCGTATATCGTGACGATGGCCGTGGGTATGGTAGTACTGATTCTGGGTTTTATTTTAATTTAACTCAAGGTATATTGAGTACTGGTACATTTGCAATTGATCAGCCTAGTCGTAATGAATCTATTAATATTGATTCAGTCAGCATTAATGACAGTGATGTATGGCTATATCAAGTGGATAAAAATGGATATGAATCAGAGTTGTGGACACAGGTTCCAAGTTTTGAAGGTAATAATGTAATATATAATAGTCTTGTTAAAAGTTTGCGTAATATTTATGGAGTTACTACACGAGTTAATGATTCGGTCAGTTTAACATTTAGTGATGGGACATTTGGCAACTTGCCGCTTGGTACATTCCGGGCTTATTATCGAATCAGTAATGGGCTGGTGTATACAATCAACCCACGTGATATTCGTAGCATTGCCATTGCCATCCCTTATTTGTCCAATCAAGGGCAGCGTGAAACATTATCTATTACTATGAATTTGTCCAATGCGGTGGCAAATTCGGACTCTGCTGAATCCAGTGTTAGCATCAAGGCAAATGCCCCCGCTACTTATTATACCCAGAATCGAATGATTACTGGCGAGGATTATAATATTAGTCCAATGGGCACAAATCAACAAGTAGTTAAAGTCAAGGCAGTTAATCGAAGTGCTAGCGGAATAAGTAGGTATTTTGACTTAGTTGATCCAACTGGTAAATATAGCTCTACTAATTTATTTGCTGATGATGGTGTGATATATACTGAGGAATATACAACTACCGCTAGATTTTCTTACGGTACCAGACCTGAAATTGCAGGGATGATATATAATGTGGTAATTCCGATTATTGAACAGTCTGGCGTTAAAAACTTTTTTTATTCAAAGTTTACGAATTATATTACTGCTAGTTTACAGATTGCGTGGAATTCCGTTATAGTTGATTCAACTTCGGTCAGTGGGTATGTGAGTAGTCCTGCTGGTACTATTTACTCAGTTGGTTCGTATACTATTACTGATCTTAAATATCTAACCCCTGGTGCATTACTTAAATTTAGTGCCCCAACTGGTTACTATTTCAATTCAAATAAATCAAATGTACTAGAAGCTGGTACTGCCGTGTCAATTGGTGCAGTTACTGAGATATGGGCAGCAGTCGTGTCAGTTGCTGATGATGGCCGTGCTGCTGGGTTGGGTAAATTATCATCTGGTGCTGGTCCAATTGTATTATCTATAGTGGTACCAACTGGTGCAGTAATTACACAACTTATTCCAGCATGGCGGACTGTTATAAGCAACGCAGTAGTTACTACTATGATAGATTTGATATTTGCAAACAAACCATTTGGGTTACGTTATGAAGCAATAACTCAAACTTGGCAACTTATTTTTGAAACAAATTTAGATGCTATTTCGTTATTTACGTTAGGTAAACAAGGGATTACTACTAACAAACAGCAAGATTCCAGTTGGTTTTTGATGTTTACTACCGATAATGAATATTATACTATTACTTGTAGGGAGTCCAGATTTATATTTGAAAGTGCCGCTCAACTTAGGTTTTACTTCGACAGCGCAACACGAGCGTATGATAGTCGAACCAATTCAGTGGTCACTGATATGATCAATATTCTTAGTGTAAATACTATCCCAGATGGAACTCAATCATTTACCCGAGATCTTAAATGGGACATCGTATCTGAATTTATGGGATTAGATGGATATGTTGATTCTAAAAAAATTGTAATTATATTCGCAGATACCGACGCTAATGGCGTGGTTGATGATCCTGAGTTGTTTTTGAATATAGTAGCACCAACGAAAAATCAATTGTCCAAATATATCATTTTACAAAAGTATACCATAACGGTTGGTCAAGAGGATTATCGGTATGTTGATAATTCTTCAAATGTAGTTATTATTAAAAATTCACAATCTGAAGTTGGATCATTACTGCAATATACAACTGGTCAATATTTTTATTTCATTGATATTGCTGTAGTTAAGCAATTATCATTGCCAACTGGTAAAATGACACCGACATTAGATTACAAAGTGTATGTTGGTCGTGATAAATTAAAATTTCAATACACACACCGCGCTGATTATTCATCAAGGATTGACCCAGGTGTAAGTAATATAATTGATATTTACATATTGTCAAGAAGCTATGATCTTGTGTATCGACAATGGTTGGCTGGAGCATCGATCGCTAAGCCATTACCGCCGAGTTCTAGTGAATTATATAATATGTTAGCGCCGAATTTAAATTTAATAAAATCAATATCGGATGAAATAATTTATCACCCAGTTAATTATAAGATTTTATTTGGCATTACTGCGACTCCTGAATTACAAGCAATGTTCAAAATAACTAAAACGCCTGGTCAAGTGGTATCAGATAATGATATAAAAGCTAAAGTGATTAGTGCAATTAATCAATTTTTTGCGTTGGAAAATTGGGAATTTGGTGACACGTTTTATTTTTCAGAATTAGCCACCTACGTGATGACACAAGTAGCCCCGACTGTATCGACATTTGTAATTGTACCAAGGCAAGCCGGTCTTAATTTCGGCAGTTTGTTTGAAATAACTTCATTAAGTAATCAATTGTTCATCAATGGCGCGACTGTCAATGATATTGATATAATTTCTGGCGTTACTGGGAGTAATATAAAGGCGATTAGTGGGACAACAGTTGATTCCACCACATTAACACAGCAATCAGTGACAAGTTCACCATATGGGAGTCTTTAATGGCTGATAATATAAATCCAAATGCTAGTAAAAATACGGCTTCAACTTTCCTACCTAGAATTTTTAGAACGGACGCAAACAAGAAATTTTTACAAGCCACCCTTGATCAATTAGTACGACCCGGTACAGTTAAAAAAATTAATGGGTATATTGGTCGCAAAAATTCAAAAGCAACTACTGCTACTGACATTTTTATCAATGCTGCCGATGCTACTAGGCAAAATTATCAATTAGAACCAGGGTTGGTGATACAAGATTCATTAAACAATACTACCTTCTTTAAAGATTACATTGATTTTATCAATCAAATATCAGTTTTTGGTGGTAATACGGCAAATCATGCTCGGCTGAATGAGCAGGAATTTTATAGCTGGGACCCACATATTTCATGGGATAAATTTATAAATTTTCAAAATTATTATTGGATGCCATTCGGTCCAGATACTATTCGAATTTATGGTCATGAAAAAAATGTAATAAGCACGTACACGGTTGTGGTCGAAGCTGAAGGTAATAGCAATGAATATGTCTTTACGCCAAATGGTCTTTCTAGAAATCCAACACTGACATTGTTTCGTGGGCAAACCTATACTTTTGAGATCAATGCTCCTGGTAATCCATTTAGTATAAAGACTGCACGGACTGCTGGTGATTATGACCGATATTCGCCAGCAGGTTTATCCGGTATCGCAATTGAGTATGGTACTATTACTTTTACAATACCACATGATGCTCCATCAGTTCTATATTATCAAAGTGAGAATGATCGTGATTTAGGCGGGGTGATTCATGTATTGGCAATCAGTGATAATTCATTCATTGATGTAGATGCGGAGATTGTTGGTAAAAAAATATACCAGTTATCAGATGGTACAAAACTTAGTAATGGTATGAAGGTGTCATTCGGCGGTAAAGTTACTCCGTTAAATTATGCCACTGGAGAATTTTATATAGAAGGTGTTGGCACTGCTATTAAATTAGTACCAACTGCCATTTTAGAATTAATTAGTTCATATACAGCTTCTCAATCAGTATTGTTTGATTCGCAACCATTTGATAAACAACCATTTAGTGATGCCACTGCCTATGCTGGTACATCAGATTATGTAGTTATAAATAGATCCAGTAACGATCATAATCCCTGGTCTAGGTATAATCGTTGGTTTCATAAAGATACTATTGAAATTAGTGCCAAATTTAACGGAAATACAGTATCCTTAGATCAATCGGCAAGGGCGACTCGTGCCATCATAGAATTTGATGCTAATTTAAAATTATTTAACTTCGGTACGGACGCTATTGTTGATGTTGATTTAGTTGATAATTTTACTACTGATATATTGTCAGTTATTGAAGGTTCATTGGGGTATAATATAGATGGCATACCAGTTAGTGATGGGTATAAAATTTTAATAACGGCTGATCCAGATAGATTTGTAAAAAATAAAATATATCAAGTTGAGATGATAGATGTTAGACATGAATCAGTGAATGGGGTGAGTACATCTACTCAAATTCATTTACGTTTGCTTCATGAGCCAATTGCGTCACAGGTGGTATTGGTTAAGCAAGGTAAGCAAAATCAAGGTGAGATGTATTGGTATGACGGTGAAAGTTGGCATAAAGGTCAGCAAAAAACTGGATTAAATCAAGCACCATTGTTCGATGTGGTAGATTCGAATGGTATCAGTTATGGAAATGTAGATACCTATATTGGGTCAAGTTTTACCGGTACTAAATTATTTTCATATAAAATTGGGACTGGTAATACTGATTCAGTATTGGGCTTTCCACTGTCATACAAAAATATTAATAATTGACAAATTTGTATATAATAAATTAGCTGAAATTATTGAACAGACTACTGACGTTGGTTATTTGGTTAATACTATGCCATCTGGTATTACCTTTGTAAATGGCTGGCAAACTTGTGCGGCTAAGTATGTACAAGGGGCAATTAGAATTTATAATGGCACTGAGCAAACTAATTATTTTGATATAGATATATTTGATAGTATGCCAATGTCAATTGATATTGATGATATTCGATTATATATAAATGGTAGCAGAGTGGCGGTTGACCATTATTCGATAATCACTGGGGTAGTTTATTATCAAGTAGTATTGTTGGTGCCAATAACAAATGCTGATGTATTAACCATTAAAGTATTTGCGCCTGAGCCAATTAATTCCCGTGGTTATTATGAAATACCAGTTAATTTGCAATATAATCCATTGAATGGGACATTAGCTGATTTTACATTAGGCGAAGTGATAGATCATGTTGATAGCATTATTGATAATATTTACATCAGTGATGCTCAGTTGATTGATAATTTACCGTATGATAAAACTGCTAATGATGTCAATCAAGTTACTTTCGTTGGAGTTTTTCCAGGCGTTAGTAATTTGCGAGATTTGGGTAATATCACTCAATATGGAACTCGATTTGTTCAACATAGTTCTCCTGCTAATTTGTCATTGTACCATATAACCTCTAAGACAAGTAACATTATTAGATCAATAGAAAAAAGTTGTGATGATTATGGCAAATTTAAGCATAATTTTATGGTAGTTGCTGAGTCACTAGGCATTGATACTAATCCAGTGGCACACGTTGATTTGATATTGCAAGCCATTAATAAGAGTATTCCAAATACCTTTCCATATTATTTTAGTGACATGGTTGCTTATGGTGCTCATAACACTACTGTATTGACAGTGGTTGATTATCGAATACAAGCTTATCCATTGCTTAATATATTTAGCATGGATGAATTATCGGCACGTTCAGTACTCATTTACGTAAATGATATTCAGATATTGTACGATCGTGATTATACATTTGATACGCAGGGATTTGTCGTAATAACATGTGGGTTGCTTACTGGTGATACGATAATTATTAATGAATACGACAATACTGATGGATGTTTAATTCCAGAAACGCCTACTAAGTTGGGAATTTGGCAAAAGTTCGAACCATTAATTTATCTCGATGATAGTTTGGTAACACCTAGGCTATTGATTCAAGGACATGATGGAAGTTTAATTCTGGCATATGAAGATTATCGAGATGATCTCATTCTAGAATTAGAGAAACGAATTTATAATAATATCAAGGTAAAATATGACACTAGCATCTTTGATGTACATGCAGTTATTCCAAGTTATAATAGGGCTACCGCATATAGTTTATCGGAGTATAATAATGTATTGGCGCCAAGATTTTACAAATGGGCTAAGCTAGTTGGTAAAGATTTATCTAGATCATTGAGTACTGAAAATTACCGAGGATATGTTACCCCAGATGGGCGAGAAACTCCTGGATTTTGGCGTGGTATATATCGATGGATGTTGGATACGGATCGTCCACATATTTGCCCGTGGGAAATGCTAGGTTTTAGTGAAATGCCAGTTTGGTGGACTAGTGTTTATGGTCCAGCGCCATACACTACTGATAATTTAATTTTATGGACTGATATCAGTAATGGTACGATAAAAGATCCAATGATGCCAGTTACAAGGTTTCTTAAATTTGCTAAACCATTTTTATTAAACCATTTGCCAGTTGATGAACATGGCAAATTAGTAAGTCCAGTGGTTTCGGATATGGCAAATGGTATACCGACTGATATCAATAATGGTGATTTTATTTTTGGTGATGTAAGTCCATTAGAATCAGCTTGGCGAAGAAGTTCATATTACCCATTTAGTGTATTGATTACGTCCTTGTTGTTGACACCTGCTGGTACATTTGGTGTATTATTAGATAGATCACGTATTGTTCGAAATATAGCCGGTCAATTAATTTACAAGGATACTGGCTTACGAGTAACCTCAAATACTATAAAATTGCCTAGTATTCAATCTAGTTCAACCCGTGTTCAGACTGCAGGTATAATCAACTATGTGGCTAATTATATTTTAAGTGATAATTTAAAATCTTATAATGATTACCAATACGATTTGTCAAATATAACAGTTAAATTAAGTCATCGACTAGGGGCATTTACGAGTCGTGACAAGTTTAATTTAATTCTTGATTCAAAAACACCGTTATCAGCCGGTGGTGTGTTTGTCCCACATGAAAATTATGATATTATATTGAATACGAGTAGTTCAATTAAGAAAATAACATATAGTGGGGT